AGAGAATGAAACCCAAGTATAATATCTCGGAATACCCAGAAGAATATGAAATCAACAAAATCACCTTACGAGACCACTTTTACCTCCACTTCGGATTCTATGACGATAGGAGACTACACTACAGGGGAAACTCCTCCCAACTCGCCAAATACCACCAAACGGAAGTTGACACCAAGTTACTATTTAGGTAAGTACAAAGACATTGAAGCCTTTGATGTTTGTATGGACTTTCAAAGAGATAACTACAACTTGGGTGTGGCTATCGCATACCTGTTAAGAGCAGGTAAGAAAGAAGGCAACCCTATGGAACAAGACATCCAAAAGGCTATTGACCATTTAGAAAAAGAATTAGAATACTTGGCATATGACGAATACCGTAGAACTTCTGCTGAAATTGCCGAAAACTATAAGTCTTAATACACTCTATGCAGGTAAACATTGGACATATCGTAAGAAGATTAAAGATGGCTATAAAAAAATCGTTGAGGTTGCGTTGGCTGATTATGACCACTATAGTGCAAAGAGCTGCACTATCTATATTAGGTACAATACTCGTGCCGATGTGGACAACAATGTACTTGTTTCAAAGTTTGTTGCTGATACTCTCGTTGCTAATGGATGGATTCCAGACGATAGTCCTAAATACTACAACAAACTTACTATCGCTTTTGACGGAGCAGTTGAAAAGAATTATTGCGAGGTTAGGGTTACCCTCGTAGATTGTGTGTTAACGAATGCGGAGGACTGACCCACCTCCTTTTTTTATATCAACATTTTTATTAACTTTGAACTATTAACTAAATTATATAACGATGACTAAAACATCTATTGTAAAGGACATCAAGTCCGCAGGAGAGCCTTATAATGGGCAGTACGGAACTCTATATGGGTTCTATGTAACCTTTGAGAACGGAGACAACGGAAAGTACAACTCCAAGTCCGAGAATCAAAACAAGTTCGTAGTAGGTCAAGAGGCTACCTACGACTACATCCCACGAGAGTACAACGGCAAGACCTACTACACGGTCAAGCCTGTTAACCCTCAATACGCTCCTTCTTCTGGAGGTTCGGTTCAAGGAGGTGCAACACACACCTCAAAAGACGAAAGCATTATTCGCCAAACTGCACTCAAGGCAGCAGCCGAGTTAGGTGGCACACCTCAACAAGTCGTTGCCAATGCACAAACATTTGCGGATTGGGTGATGAAGAAGCAGTCAGCCCAAGCGGCTTCATCGCATCAGCAACACTTTCAAGGTAGAGAAGAACCTGTAGATGCTGATGGATTACCATTCTAAAAATGTATATTAGGGGGGCGCATTGCGCTCCCTTTTTTAACACCAAAACACTCTATGGCTAAAATATCTTATGCTTCAGTCTTTGACAAACTTGACCAAGTACGAATGGGCAAGGTAAAGGAGGGGCTGAAGTTTGGGCAATGGAATCTTGATGCACACTTGAGATTCAAAAGAGGCAACTTCAACATCGTTCTGGGACACGCCAATGTTGGTAAGACCTCCGTAGTGCTTTACCTAATGCTACTACAATCAATCGTTAACGACATAAAGTGGTTGGTGTTCAGTTCCGAGAACACTCCTGTATCACTCATTAAAAAACTTACCGAGTTCTTCTTGGGTAAACCCATCAACAAGGTAGAAGAGGATGAGTTCTATATGGCTCAAGACCTTATACTGCGTTACTTCATTATCATTGACACCGATAAGAAAATGTACACCTACAAGGACTTGATTGAGGAGGCTACCGACATCTACCACCAAGAAGGGTTTGATGGATTCTTTATTGACCCATACAACTCGTTGGTTAAGGACAAAGATATGTTCTCTACACTTGGCGGTCACGAGTACGACTACGAAGTGGCTACCCACTTCCGTAATTGGGCAAAGCAACACGATGTAAGTATATGGTTGGCTACTCACGCAGTTACCAATGCCTTGCGTATGAAACACGCAGCAGGACACGAATATGCAGGACACCCTATCCCTCCGAGTTCTGCCGATATAGAAGGCGGTGGTAAGTTTGTGAACCGAGCTGATGACTTCATTGTCATCCACCGATACATTCAACACCCTACGGAATGGATGTACAACCAAGTACACATTAGAAAGATTAAGGAGACGGAGACAGGTGGTAGACCTACTCCTATGGATGAGCCTATTAGATTCCGTTCCTTACCCGACAATGTCGGCTTTGAGATTCACGGAGAGAATCTTATTTGTATGAAAGAGAAAAAACAAAGTGACTTACCTTTTTAGTATATTGCCCTATGGAAAATACAACACCTGATGAATATAGATGGGTAAGGGGAGGAAGTAAGAGCCTTGCTCTGCTCTGGCTACGCCAAAAGAACCACGACCTAATGAACATTGCCCAAGCCTTGAAACCGCAAGACACGAGCAATGGATATGAGATGGACATCTTCATAGACCTTATAAGTATCTATGGTGCTATGACTACCGCTATAGAGATGGTAGAAGATGTACAACAAATGGTATGGGAGGCAGAAGCCAAGAACGCTGACTTGAAGCTCACCATCCAACACCTTGCAAAGAAAGTAAAGACTTACGAAGACCGATTTGATAATCTAAACGAACACCTAAAATGAGACCAACTGAAATACTACTACAGGAAGAGTACAACCATTATGTGTACCAAAATGGTATTCGTTCCAATAGAGAACATAATAATGTGATGGCAAGGTTTGCCTTTATGGTAGCGGCACGAGAATTGTTTAGTACCCTTGAGATTGCACGAGTGACTCGTAAGAACCACGCAACAGTCATCCACGCTACCAAAGGTCACGAGCAGAACTTACGATACGATAGAGCATATCCACGATACTACCAAGACTGCCTTGATATTATGCATCGTTTAAGTGGCGGTAAGGAAAGTGTTGAGGTATCTCTTGCCAGAGAGAATGCTATGCTTATAGAGCGTGTTAATAACTTACGACAGGAATTATTAGAAACTCGTGAAAAGTTGTATATTAAGGAAGAAGAAATAAACCGCTTAAAACAAGATGAACTTTGCACTTGACATAGCACCCCTCGCAGGGTTTCTAATAGGCGTTAACTATTGGAACTCTAACTTTGATGAAGATTATGAGAATCCCAAGTACCACTCTTTGCAGTTGTGCTTCGGGATTTTTGCATTAGTAATGACTTGGGCAACTGAAGAATGACCGTACTTGACCTCTTGGCAAAACACCATAGGGAATGGGTAAAGATGGCTCACAAGTTTGGGGCAGGTGAATATGCTGAAGACATTGTGCAAGAGATGTACATTCGTCTACATAAGTACATAGAAACTCCTGAACGCATTATGTTTAAGAACCAACCCAATAAGTTATTCATATGGGTTACGCTTCGTAATATGGTTCGCACTTTCCAAAACAAGAAAGACCTTATGGTCTATAGTGGTGATATGGTGGAGTACGATGCAGCCGAAGAGGAGTACGATATGATTCAAGCGCAAGGCTTTGAAAGAATCATAGACAAGGTATGGGACATTATGGAAGACCAACATTGGTACGACCACAAGATGTTTGAGATATACCACACCACCGATATGTCTATGCGAGATATAGAAAAGGAAACAGGCATCAGCCTATTCTCAATTTTTGATACATTAAGAAAATCTAAAGAGTATGTCCGAGAAAAAATCCAAGAAGACTACGAAGACCTCCAAAACGGTGAAGCCGAGCGCATCTAAAGGTTTAGGAGATGACATTGAAAAAATCACAAAGGCTACAGGCATCAAGAAGATTGTAGACACCTTTGCGGAACTTACAGGTATTGATTGTGGGTGTGCGGCTCGTAAGGAAAAACTGAACGCCTTGTTCCCAAGAAGAACACAACCGCTATGTCTTGAGGAGAATGAATACAACACTCTCAAGGAGTTCTTTGAATCGTTCAACGGCAGAGAGGTGAAAGAGGAATGGCAAGAGCCATTGTCCAGAGTTCACGCAAGAGTATTCCAACACAAGTATTACATCCCTTGCTCCTGTAATCCGAGAGAATGGTCTCAACACATTGCAGACCTAAAGAAGATATATGGAGAATACGAAAGTTAGTAGGTTATTACTTGCTTGGCTATTTACTCAAGGTCACAAGGTGGAAGACTATCAAGAAGGAGAAGGTCTTACTACTGTTATTAATGACACGGAGTACAAGTTTGATGTATCAGGTGGGTATGGTGGCTACAAGGTTACCTACTCTTCTGGTAAGTTCTCTTTCTATAATGGAGATGAATTACTAAAGCAAACCGACCTGAATGAGTTTCGTTAAAGGAGATATTGGCGAGAGCCTATGGTGTACCCATCTTGAAAAAAAGGGACACTACAACATCACAACTGCACCCAAGAAGAAGTTCTACGATTGGGATGTAAGGAGTGAGCATAGCAATCGCCACTATACCTTTGAGGTAAAGTATGATGAGAAGGCGTATTGGTGGGCAGCGAAGCGAGGCACACCAGAGAACCCTAACCTCTACATAGAGTTCAAGAACACGAACAAAGACGAGGATTCAGGCATCCGTGCCTCTAAAGCACTCTACTATGTGTATATGCTTGTAAGAGACGATTCCGTCACGGCATACCTATTTGAGCGTAAGGGATTACTTAACCACCTTGAGCAAGTAACCTACAAGGTAGTAGGCAACTCCGCTACAGGAGATGACAACGCATTAGGATGGATACCTCCTCTGCACCAATTGGTTAGCCAACCCTTTTTTATAAATAAAATTATGTTGTAATGTTTGGTGTTAACAATTTTGTGTATATTAGCACAAACTAAAACACTTAACATTATGTCTAAAAAGACCTACACCCTCAAAGAAAACCTCATCTACGGAGGTACTGCTTACCTTCTGGTAGCAATCGGAATTACCGCTATGATAGCATTGTACGAGTTGATTGAGAACCTTTTTAACTTACCTGTATAATGGATTACTTGGATTGGGACTTGGCAGTATACCAAGACTATGAAGGTCGCACCTGCGACATTTGTGGTGAGTACAATGATGACGATTGGCGATGCGAATGTTGCCACGATTGCAATAAGAGTTCTTGCGAATGTGAAGAAGAGGAACTAACCACACGACAAATAAATTACCAACGATGATGAATCATACTGAAGCGATACTGAAGGCGCAAATCGTATTTGAGCAACCCCTAACGGACAAAGAGACGATAGACCAACTGCTTCACATAGATGCCCAGATGTATGCCAACACAGGAGTAGACACAAGCAAGGCAGAGATGGAATCAGTAAAGAGAGCTTCGGCATTTATCTACCGACTAATAAAAGGTATTGACTACGACAAAGGTCAACGCCTTATTCAAGCAATGGGTCTTACACGATGAAGACATTAAATAGTTTATCGGGAGGGAAGACATCAAGTTATATCGCAGCGAACTATCCTGCGGACTATGATGTGTTCTCTCTTGTTCGTATAGAGGATACCAACTGCAAGTTTCCAGACGAGAAGATTCGCAAGGAAGTAGAGGATAGAATCCAAGCACCATTCATTGGAACTGCAGAAGATGATACTATCATCTATACGATGCTTGACCTTGAGCAGTTCATAGGTAGACCTATTACTTGGGTTACAGGAAAGACCTTTGAGGATACAGTAAAGTCTTATCGTATGAAGAATGGTGGGTACTACTTACCCAACAAGGTTACGAGATACTGCACTACTGATATGAAGACCATCCCTATTGCAGAATGGAGATACAAAAACATTGAGGGAGATGTAGCAATGCGCTTCGGCTATCGTGCTAACGAGATGAACCGAGCAAAGCGTATGATGGAGAAGACTAACGATAATGGTATGACGGAAGTCAAGATTGTTGTTGGCAAAACAAAGACAGGAACTCAAAATAGATGGAAGACTATTGAGTATTGTAAGCCAGAATTTCCATTGATTGAGGCACACTTGTTCAAAGACACGATTGAAGAGTATTGGAAAGACAAACCTGTACGATTCGCTTATATGAATAATTGTGTTGGGTGTTGGTGGAGAAGTCCACTACTCCTAAAGAAGATGCACGAGAAGCAACCGAAGAAGATGGAATGGTTCGCAGCGTTAGAAGAAGAGGCAGGTAGCACCTTCCGTTCCGATGTCAAGTATTCGGATATTATTAAATGGAAACCACAGGTAACATTATTTGATGATGACTTCAATGAATGTGATTCTGGATATTGCGGATTATAATTATATTTACTAAAATCAAAACACTATGTCAAAGATTATTACAATGCTCAACGGTGAGCAGCACGACCAAGATTGGTTGGTGCAACAAGCAGCAGAAGATGACTTCTACTACGGCTACTTGGGTAAGGTATCATTCAGCAGTTCCAACATCAAGAAACTTCTGGACTCTCCTCGTACCTACTACAATCTTATGCAGTATGGTGACGAGACCAATAGCCAAGCACTACGAGATGGTCGCTTAATCCATATGATGGTATTAGAACCTCACAAGGTGAACGAACTCGTCTTTGCTGATGTCTCTACCAAGACTACCAAAACTTGGAAAGAGATGAGCGCACAATACCCCTCTCACATTCTATACACCAAGAAGGAGAGACTAATGGCTGAACGCCTCACGGAAGCCCTACTAAAGAATGACCAAGCCGTAGAACTACTACGAGATTCAGTCTTTGAGGTAGGAGCGGTAGATACTATAGAGGGCTACCCCTTTAGAGCGAAGGCAGACATCTTAAAGAACAATGGTACTATCATTGACCTCAAGACAACTTCGGATTTGAGGAATTTCGTGTACTCATCTCGCCATAAATATTCTTATGATGTTCAAGTGTATATCTATTGTAGACTATTCAATGTAGACTACACCAAGTTCAAGTTCTTGGTCATAGATAAACTATCTTGTGATGTGGGTGTGTACACGGTAAGTGAGGACTTCTACAACAAAGGAGAGGAGAAGGTAATGTATGCGTTGCAGCAGTACCACGACTTCTTTGAGCATAGACCTCTGGAAGAGATACAGGATATGATTAACAACTACACCATTCAAGGGGAGTTGTGAAAAAGCACACCAAGATATATATGGAATACTTTGGGTATGTCTTGGATGACTTCATCCCTTGCGAGGTATGTGGAGCGAGAGCCAACGACATCCACCATATAGAGAATAGAGGTAGCGGAGGCAGTAAGTCAAAGGATACTATTGAGAACTTGATGGCGGTCTGCCGCCCTTGCCATATAAAGTACGGTGACTACCCACAACACAAAGAGATGCTACAAACCATTCACAACAAACTACTATGACTTATAAGGTAAAAGCAAAAGCAAAGGAATTTCTATTTGATACAATAGAAGCAGCAAGAAGTTGCCGAGACAGGCTACTTGATATGGGCTACAAAGAGATATCTATCATTGTAACCCAAGAGGACATAGACCCAAGATGATAATGGTACACAAAGTAAGGGTATAACCTCACGAGATTTGATTTCGGTAAGGCTATAACCTTACAATAAACAAACAACAAGGTGCTTATTTGCACCATTAATAAACCTTTAAAACAAAATAGAAATGAAAACACAATTCAAAGTAACAGAATCCTTAAACGGATGGAGCAGATTAGAAACAACCTTTGTAGTTGAATCTTCACCTCGCTGGTGGCAGTTTTGGAAACCCAAAGTAATGCATCAAGAGTTTAATGGTTCAGTTTGGCTGAAAGGGGAAGTAGTACAAAGTTATGCA